AGATTTTTTATAAGCGGCCCCCGCCTATAATATTTAGAATTCACATTCGTCTAATTTTTCCCCTTCACAAATAACTGCTAACCCCTTTTATTTTAACTAACGTCTCACAATGCCGTTCAACTCAGTTCGTAATTATCTCGAAGAACGCTCCGTTCGTGTTAAGAAAGAAATGATGACATATCAGTCATCAAACCGTGACCCCGATGCAATTCTTGAGCAATCTCAAGACCCGGACTATCGTCGTTATTATGACAATGCCCGATATAATCCTTCAAATGATTTGAAGTATCGTATGCTATCAAAGGAATACTCTACTCTAGTTGAAGCTTACCGTCTCAGAAATGATGACAAACACCAACCGTATGAACTTCATCAGCCAGTCCCACAAGATGCTGCTCCCGTTCCTTCCTACCGTGCCCCTGCTCCTGGAATAAAACCCGTTCCCCTCATGTACCACTATGGACATGTTATTCACGATCCTGTCTCTCTCACCGAATCAGCAATTGATGATGATTCCGATACCCTTCCTGACTCCGATGAGCCCACTGTTACTCACTTTGGATACCCAATCAATAAGCGTATTTACGATTTAATTTGTAATCGCTATCCTGAATACCTAAGTGTAATTAGTGCTTATTGTCGTCCTATTGGAACAGTTGATGCTACATTTAAGGATTTTAATAAGGAACAGATCCCATCTGGACCTATTGATCCCAATCGTAAAGAAGAAGTGCTAACCCACATCTTTCGATTCTTAGATGCTCAGCCTTACCTGCCCCTTCATTTCGTTGATACCCAGTTTTGCAAAACACCACTTGTAACTGGAACAGGCTACCACAACCGCTATTCTTTCAAACAGAAAGCGCACGCTAAGTACTCTCATCCTGAGGAATACGCTCAAATGCCAACCTCAAAAGGCTATTTCTACAATGCCACTTATGAGAATGCTCGCACTCTTGTTCATTATATTAAGGAGTATGGATTACCTTTTAATATCCATTACACTCCTGAAGATGTTGACTTCACAGAAGAACAGATTCAAGCCTATATTGACTCTGCCAACAACTTCTTTAATGACTACCCGACGTTATTGTTCACCCGCAACCACATCTCTAAACGAGATGGAACTCTTAAAGTTCGTCCCGTTTATGCTGTTGATGACTTGTTTATTATAATCGAGTTGATGTTGACTTTCCCCCTCACCGTCCAAGCTCGAAAACAGTCTTGTTGCATTATGTATGGACTTGAAACCATTCGTGGTTCCAACCATTACATTGAACGCCTAGCTCGTTCGTATTCGACCTACTTCTCCCTTGACTGGTCCAGTTATGACCAACGACTCCCTCGCGTCATTACTGATATTTATTACACTGACTTCCTCCGAAGACTCATAGTAATTAACGATGGATACCAACCGACCTATGAATACCCAACCTACCCTGACCTTGATGAACACAAAATGTACACAAGAATGGATAATTTACTTACCTTTCTCCATACCTGGTACAACAACATGACCTTCGTTTTAGCTGATGGTTATGCCTACCGCAGAACTTATTGCGGCGTACCCTCTGGTCTGTACAACACTCAATACCTCGATTCTTTTGGTAATCTATTTCTAATTATAGATGCTATGATCGAATTCGGTTTCAGAACCCCTGAGATCGATGATTTCATTCTCCTTGTCCTTGGAGATGATAATACTGGTATGACGGTCATTTCAATTGACCGAATCTATGACTTCATCACCTTTCTTGAAATTTACGCGCTAACCCGATATAATATGGTCCTTTCAACGACCAAATCCGTGTTAACAACGTTACGCTCTAAAATTGAGACTCTCGGTTACCAATGTAACCACGGTTCTCCTAAGCGTGATATTTCCAAGCTCATTGCCCAGCTCTGTTACCCAGAGAATGGACTAAAGCCACATACTATGGCTTCAAGAGCAATTGGAATTGCGTATGCCTCTGCTGGCCAAGACTACATGTTTCACTCTTTTTGTCAAGATGTGTATAATATGTTTAGGTTAGACTATAAACCTGATGCTCGCACCACTCTGAATTTTCAACGTCAAATTTATCATAATTTAGATGATGGAATACCAGATCTTGCAACACCAGTCGTGCCACCATTCCCTTCGATTTTTGAAGTTCGTGAAATGTACTCCCGTTACCAAGGTCCACTGACCTATGCTCCTAAATGGAATTTCGCTCACTTTATCAATTCCCCGGACGTGACACCCGCCCACTACAAAACTATGCGCATGTATGAAATTGAAAATAACATTACAATTCGACCTGCCCCTACTTTTGAAACGGTCGTGCCCACCACAAGAAATTTCCCGTGATTTTTTTGTGCTTAATAGCATGAAAATATTTCTCGCTAATTTAAAAAAAAAAAAAAAACAAAAAAATCAAAATAAATCCCT